TGACAGCCTGCCGAATATGCATTTACGAGTTCTGCCTCGCCTGTGGACCGACTTCGATGCAGATTGATACCGAACATCCCCTCGTCAATCGTGCCTGCATCCCTGTCGTGCTCGTGGTTTAAATTCGCATCCCTGTATACCCTAACATTTTTGTTCCTCTGGCACAGAGCCTCATACTTGCCTAAATGGAGGTCAATTCTGTATGCACCTCGATATTGATCTGGTACAAGCAACGCGCAGCCTTTGCTGTTCATTGGTTTTTCTTGCCAAACTTTGCCAGGGTCGGTAGTGATAGAGTAGCTTCTTACTTCCCAATTTCCTTTTGAATCGCGGTAAATTACAAGTAGCGCATCATCAAATTTATTAAAGATGTCCACCTCGCTGCGTACACCAATAATATTAACATTCCAGGGCTTCTTGTTTGTTAGCCCAAAGAACGCATAGTCTTTTGCTTCTAATGCTTTTCTAAACTGTTCTTTAATAATAAAAGCATGAAGTCCTTTTATAGTAGCCATTGTTTTCCTTTAAAAAATAGTATCCGCAATGCCCAGTTCAACTGCTTCCTCTGCGGTGAAGTAGGCATTGACTTTTCTATTTAAAATCTTCTTGAGATGTGCCTTGGTCATATTTGTTTCTTCAACCATAGCCTCAATATATTTTTCTTGGATCCATCGGATCTCGTCCATTTCATTTTCAAGATTATGGAGAGAGCCCATACTGCCTCCAAGAACACTGTGAATCATGACACGACAATTTTTGCCGACTCGACGTTTTCCTGGTGTGCCCGAAGCCAACAGCAGGGTTCCGGCAGAGAATACTTTTCCTAAGCCTACCGTATAGATATCACAGTTTTCTCGCACGACGCGCATTAAGTCGTGAAGTCCAAACATTTCTTGTGCGTTTCCGCCAAGAGTAGAGATAACAAATTCAAATGGTTTATAACTTGTTATAATATCCGACTTTTCATCTTCGGGATCTTCTAGCGAATATGTTATTCCGCTTTCATATAAGGATATCATACCATAGATTAATTCGCCTGCTTTTTCTTCATCAAGATCGCCACAGAGCCCCATAACACGCGGTGCTTCATCATCCTTCGCTATAACATGAACTGCTTTTTTTTCTTCTTCGCTTTTATCTTCTTCTTCTTTTTTCTTTTGTCCCAATTGCGGTGTAAAGATCACAGAACTGCTCCTTGTTGAACCATTTTTTTATTTCTAATTCTTTCATTACCGTGAGAAGTCATCTCCACCAAATGAATCGGAAATGTTTCTGCCCATATTTGCCATGCACCTGTATTGTTAAATGGCTTTGCAAAAATATAAGTAAACTCCTTTGTTTTCGCATTATAACCATCGCCAATAACTGTCCATTCAGATAGTATTTTTAAAACTTTATTTAACTTTCTTTTGCCCTTAATATTTTCTACTTGAATACAATATTCTGTTTTATCATTTTCATTTTCTCGTTTCCACGCCCAAGCTTTCATAGTATCCTCCTTTATGTATGTATACAAGATATTATAACAAGTCCTACTTTATATGTCAAGTAATATTTTTTTTATTAAATTCTGCAATAAAATCTTTTAAATCGCCTAGACTTAGTGGCTGCTCTTCTTTGACAATATCTTTAGCGGTTGGTGCTCCAGGCTTTGTATATGTTGGACCCGTATACTTTACATTAATGTCTGAGTATCTTGGATCCATTTCCGGTCGCTTTTCTGCTGGAGCGCTGCGCTTAATTTTTGCTTTCAATGATTTACCCATTGTCATATAAAGCGCTTCATCTACCTCGGGTGGCATAGGATATCGTTTGGGATCCTGTATGTGTTCGGCTCCATATTCTGCAATGTCGGTAATTTCATCACCCAGTGTTCCAATTCCTTGGTCTTGAATATACATAAGAGCGTCGTAGATGACGCGACCTGTCGGATTTAAAGGAACCTCTGGTGCGAGCCATTGAGAAAGATTTGTTTGTGCCGCCTTCAGGATCTCGCTGGCTTCTTCCCAGTTTGCACCTTGAAATGGATTTCGCATATATTGCGACCGTTTGCCGCCTTTTGGATCTTTTAGCTCTAACTTGTCATCTTGTATCATAGCCATATCAAAATCGTCTCTAATTTCACCCGAATTAACATCAAAAATATTTGGATATACCTTGTCTGAAAGTAAAGTAACTCCTCGCTCTTGTCCAAGCTGAAGGTACGCTCCATCTCTTACAACTTTTTTCTGATAGTTATTAGCGATCTGTCTTGTAAGCTTGGCACCAACAGTTCGCTCCCCCCTTTGCACCCATCGTTCTTCATCGGATTGCACTGAATAGTCGGGTGGGACATTAATCTGAAAGAGTGCCACATCATACCCTATCTCTACCAGAGCCCGAACAATATCTCGTATCTTTGCGACTTTATCGCCGGGAGTGTCAATTAGTAGCGGCTGACACTTATTGACATATCGCCTCATTTTATTTGCAGATGCTTGCTGCAACAATTTTCGCAACTCTTGCTTCACTGCTTGTGGACCTTCGGTAAAGTTAAGCGACAGTCCATATTTGGGAAACACCTCTTCAACAAGCTCATCGGTATTGATGCCAATAAAATTATCGGGTAGCCCAAGCAAGTCTTTCACATATGTTTTGCCTGCGCCAGCGGGTCCAAAAATGAAGACCGCTTTAAAGGGGTTCTGAACTTGCTCTATTCCCCTTTGAAGTGCTTCTTGCATTTTCACTTCTTGAATTAATTTTTTAAGTTCACGTATGTCCATTAGAAAAGCCATGAGTTGTCAAATTTAAATAGTTCTTTTCGGCTCTTAATACCAATATAACATAAAAGCCGTGGTTTGATCCACGGCTTTTATTTAATTTAGGAGAGTTGGTACATTGCCTATTTCTTTTTTGTAAGGCGGGCAACCACGCGGCGAAGTACTTCATTGACAACTTCTTCGTCATCGAGAACTTCTGCCAATTCTTCCTCGTCGGCTTCTTCAAGAGACTCTTCTTCGTCTTCTTTCAGCCAACGACCAGTGGGGTGTCCATTGCCATCTTTTACCTGCTTGCCGGGTCCGTGACCCTTGTTAGCAGTTTTATCTTCTTGGAGGGCTAATTCCTCTTCTTCCTCGGGTGCACCGAGATCCAGGTCGTCTCCAACTTCGGCGTCGAGAGCAGGCTCGCCAAGATCGACTTCTAAGTCACCCATGCCGCCCGGTTCGTCTTCAACTTCGACTTCAATTGGTTCGTCTAAGCCAAGAGCGCCTTCCAACTCTTGTGCCACAGCACGAACAATATCAGCAGCAAGATCTTGCGCTTGTTCGGGTTCTAATCCTAAATCCTCACCCCCTTCGTCGGAAACTTCCATATCTGCAACATCGAGATCTTCAACGCCGCCAAGATCATCACCCATCTCGGGTGGTAATTCTTCTCCCGGTCCTTCATCACCGGGTAATTCATCCTCGTCTCTGTCGCCATAGTACCCTCCCCCCATCTCATTGACAGGCGGGATGCCAGCAAGACCCTGGAAGCGACGGACCTGGGCTTCTGATAAAAACTTTTTGCTCATTGTTAACTCTCCTAAATTATATTATTGTGCAAAATAATCATATATAATTAGAAAGCTAACCAACAAAAGGCAGAAAAATCACATAAGTTTCTTAAGCTTGGTAAGAACGCTTTTTTCTATCTGTTGCACCCTGGCTGGAGTTAGCTGCAATCTTTCTGCTATCTCTCTTAATTTCATCGCGCCATTATTTTTAATTGCAATATTGACACAATTCAAATCGTCTTCGTAGTCAATCCAACAGCGACATTCTGTAATGGGACACGAGACATCTAGTTCAACACATTTTTCGGCACATTCTATCATAATTCAGGGTGCTCCTTAGCAATAACATCAAATATATCTTCAAGTTCTCCGTCATTAATGCCAAATTTCGATGCAAGCTCTTCTCCTGCTTGTTTTAATTTGTCTGACTTCTGATGACGTTGAGTTGACTTAATGGTACTATTTTGCAGTTTCCACGCACCGAACCACTGCATAAAACGTTCATCCTCTTGCAAGAAGGCTTTTACAGCACCGCGCAAGAAAGCTGCCTGTGTAACCCCATGGTGATGAAGTTTGATTTTTAAATCAACTTTATGTGACTGAGGAAGATTTGCATATATTTTTTCAGCGGGTTCGTCCCATTGTTTTTTAGGCATCGTATCTCCACTTAATATGGGTATTGCTCTCTGCCAATCCTGACTGAGTTTGACGAACAAATTCGGCATTCTCTTTCAATTCGTTGAGGTTGCGTGCTCCGCTATATGAGAGCCCACTGCGGATTCCATTTTCTAATCCTTGCAATATATCAATAACTGGACCTTTATATGGAATGACCGTGGCGATACCTTCAAGCGAAGATACGTTGCCGCGCCAGTCCATTTGTGCATCTTTGCTTGCCATTCCCCGATACGACTTTAGTTTCTTACCCATTTGGTGAATAACATCTCCTGGTGCCTCGGCTGCTCCAGCGAGCAAGGAGCCTACCATAACAAAATCAGCCCCGGCTGCGAGGGCTTTCACAATATCACCAGAATTTTTAATACCACCATCAGCGATAATCTTTACATCTGGAAACTTATCTTTAATTCTGGCACAATCAATAACGGACGCCAACGTTGGCATTCCGTGTCCGGTTTGAATACGGGTAGAGCAAATTGAACCTCCTCCTATGCCGACTCTTATGCTGCTTGCTCCAAGTTGTGCCAACGCATATGCACCCGTATAGGTTGCAATATTCCCCGCCATCAAATGAACAAGATGCCCATATTTATCTTTTAGATTATGCAACGCTACATGCATCAACAGATGATCGCCGTGGGCTACATCAAGACACAGCACACTAGCGCCAGCAGATATAAGCTCTCTTGCTCTGTGTAAATAATCTCCAGTAATTCCGATAGCAGCACCGACTGTTTTATTACCGTCGTCTGATGCTTCTGATACCATAGCTACCTGCTTGTCAATAGAATTATACCTATGGATAATGCCTAGCCCTCCGAACTCTGCCATTTTTTTACTCATTGTGGTGCCACATACAGTATCCATGGGGCTGGCGATAATAGGAACTCTAAGTTCAATTCCCTCTGATATTTTCGAAGATAGTGTAACCTCGCTTCGTGACTTGATATCACTATATTGCGGCAACAATAAAATATCATCAAAAGTTAAAAGCGTTTCAAGATCCATCTTCTTCCTCCATTGTTTTTAGAAAATTAGTTATAACCTCTTGTGCGGTATCCCAACAGGTTGGACAATAAAGCCGAACCGGGTTATCCGTTTCTTGTTCTCTCACCACAACATGCCACGTCATAGCCATTTCTTTATTGGTCTTATCGTATGCGGTTTCACAAGCGGTACATTCTTCAGGCAACTCACCAAATAACGCAACTTTGGTTGCCAGTTCTTCATTGCCGTCTTTTCGCATTTGTGCTTCGTGTGCTCGTCTTTGTTTTCTGTTCATCGATGAAACGCTCCCATGCGAGGATAGTTTCCACCCCACCCTTCAGGTACGTTATCAAATATCACGATTGCTGATGGGAAGGGGGCACTATTGTCATGCCCTCCAAACTTCAGACGACCTTTAACAAAATATACCATTTCTGCTTTCATAACATAGTCGTGCCAATATCTTGTATCTGTACGTGCCGGAATCAACATTACCACTTTTGTATCCGGGTCTTGTGCTTCTTCATACCCCTTTTTGATCCAGGTATCGATTCCTCTACCATATGGAGGATTGACAAATACTGTATGACCTTGCCAGCTTTTTGATAGCCCATCTTCGGGCTTCGTATAAAAGTTTTCACACTTGGCATTGTAGGGACTCGCACAGGGATCCAAATCAAAAGGTCCGAATCTTATATTTAACTTTTTGAAAAAATCTTTAGGGGTCGCCCATTCTCCGGTTTTACTAGAGAACATTACTTCTTGGGTTGCTTTATTCATTATTAATCCTTTGGGTTGCTTTGTTATAATATTCTTCATCTAGCTCACAACCCACAAAACTACGATTAGTGTTCTGTGCAGCCACCGCTGTTGTGGCAGAACCTGCGAAACAATCCAAAACTAAGTCGCCTTCATTAGAATGTTTCTTAATTAATGTCTCAAAAAGAGGAAGGCTTTTCTGTGTGGGGTGGAATCTAGATTTGCCACCCTGTAATGGAAACTCGTATACGCCTTTGTCATACTTGCTATTAAATGTAGGTTTTGATTTCTTAATTCCGAGTAGTGCGATCTCTCTGCAATTTGTTAAATAATTGACGCTGCTGTTAATTGGTTGCGGGTTTGTTTTAAGCCATTCGATAAAACGAATCTGTTTAAATTTTTCAACCTCAAGCATGCTTTTAAGATTTGTTAGCTTCCACAAATCAAAAAACACAATACAGGTGCCACTGGGTTTCAATACACGATAGAAGTGCTTGATGAACATTTCAAGCTGCTCTATTGTGAATTCAGAGTCCCAGCCGCCATAATTAGTTTTCACTGCATACTTTTTACCATAAATGCTGCCGTACTTCAGGAAGTCGGCTTTCATTTTCAAAAGCGCCTTGTCTCTATTCTCAGACTTGACTTGAGATTTTTCAAACCACTCGTTCCACTGCTCTTCAGTTTTGTAGCTATTCCAATCTTCTTCAGTCATCACGTTGATAGAGCCAGATGTGTCTTGTTTTGCAACGTGATTAACCCACTTGTCCATCCCAGAATCACGCGAAGTAATATATGGAGGGTCAGTCAAGATAAGGTCTACAGAATCATCAGGTATATCTGATAGAAACTGTAGACCTTCTTGATGTTTAAGAACTATTGAATCCATAAACGTCTCTTAATCCGCCAATCCGTTTAAAAAGAACGTAAAAGCGTTACTTTCAGGATACACTGCATTGTAGGCTGCAATGAATCTAGCTGCATCTTGTTTCACGGCATTTCCAGACGACATCAAAGAATAAATCTTTGGATGTGTTTGGTTATACTCTAAGATTCCAGTATCTTCATCTAATTGTGAAATAACCGTGTTATTTTCAAAGATTCCTGCTTGGAATGCAGTAATTTTTTCAAAATATTTGTTGTTCAGAGCGGCGTCTTTTCCATAAATACTCGGACTCGTGTTAAGTCTGTTAACGAATGCCTCGTCTGCGGCTCTCTGGGCTTCAAGTGTCTTTACTTTTTTCTCTTCTTGTACAGCAGCCGAGCGCAGTTTACTCTCTCTAATGATATTTTTGCCAAAATCAGTATCTCGCAACCAGTCACCAAAAGAGCTATCTTTCAATAAAACTCCGTGCTTGGCAGAAGTAAACTCAAAATAATTGTAAAAGTCCTTCTTGGTCTTAAAACACACTTCTCCTCGAAGGTGCCATCGGTAAGAATGTGGCGCTCCTGAATTATACATTCCAAGGAGCGTATCACCATCAATATATGTAGTAATATCTGCGACAGTGATAGCAATGCCAAAATCTCCTGAAGCCGAGCCTTCCGGTAATTTTGTTAAAGTCATACGCATGTTTACACCGGCTTTGGTACTGACACTGCCTCTAAATAACGTATTGACATCCGGTTGGGTACGCTGACAATGGTCGAAAGACTCAATTGATACTGGCTTACCCCTCATACCATTAACAGTAAAGATACTTATCATTCCGCTATCAATAAGCTCACGATAACGAAGTCCTAAGCGGTTATAACGGTGTAGACCTCCGCCTTTAGTGACGGTGGCGGTCTTGTTCCCAATCAGAGATGCACAGGTCTTGTATTCCGTCTGAATAAGATCATTAATGACAAAAATCGTTCCTGATAATAGGGGTCTCGCAGAATACTTATCCCAAAGCGCATGCGCCTTATCAGAATCAACCTCAGTTGGTCCGTCATACTCACCTTGTTCATTAATTCGACTACGATCTAAAAAAGCAGCGGAAATTTGATTGTCCTTCTTTGTCACAATCCAGAATTGATTTCCCAGTGAGAAAGCAGCAGCCTTGTATCCAACACCAAACTCTGAGATTTCATAATCAGAGCGGTCACGCTCACACGCCAACACCAAAGATGCCTGAAGTTCGTCTGATGTCATCCCGCTACCGTTATCATAAACAACGATAGCTTTAGGAGCCTTTTTATCGCCATCTAACACGCGAATATGTACTTCTGTTGCCTTTGCAGCAACTGAGTTGTCCACAAATTCATAAATTGCTTCGTGGACCTGATAATTACCAGATATGAGCGAGGTTAAAACTCGCCCCTGGTTTACTTCAAATAATGCCATTTTCTTTTATCCTTTGTTTGTCCCAGGAATAGTCCCAGGAAGTTAGTTAAGTAAGATTTAATGCCCCAGGATGGCTCCCACGACTTAATCTTGTTTTTAATATAACATGAGAAGTTTTTCTTGTCAATAGTTTTTTTAAAATATTTTTTTCCCGTATCGTTTAATTTCTGACCAAGTGATGTTTGCACTCAGCCTCGGGTCTTTTTTACTCAAGACAGTTGGGAATTTATCTTTCAGTTTGGGGGTCAAAATATTATACACATTTTGACCGCTCATTTCCCAAGACTCGACAAGCTTGCCGTCTTCAATTCTATTATAACAATGTTTGGGATATTTTGCAAGCTTTTCTTCAAATAAATATTTTTCTTGCTCTCGCCAAGATGATTGAACAGAGATGCCAGTATAAGATCCCTTACAGTGCTTGCCAGTGGTTGATTTATATTCAACAGGATTGCCGAGTGCATCAAACGCATCAGCGCCTGAAAATTTATCTGCAACTTTGTGTCCCAATACAATTGCAGCCAAAATTTCCTTACTACGAGCATAACTAAAGGGATCTCCCCATCCTTGCTCTTCGCAAAGCTGTGCCATACGTTCATACAATTGTTTATATTCTTGTTCAGGAGTCATCAGTACTACCCAGGGCTCCATCGCCTCTTTCACTGATTGTAATTGGATACCACCCATAAAGATCGGGGTTTGATGTTTCCATTGCCCTAAATGATACAACGGGCACCATCACAACCTGTGCGATCTTGGCGTGGGGTTCGATTACCTGTTCCTCTGTACCGATATTGTGAAGGTTGACAAACAACTCTCCATCGTATCCGCTGTCCACCACGCACGCACCCACAACGAGAGAACGCTTGGCTGCTACGCTTGATCGGTTCTTAACCTCAAGCATGTATCCGTGAGGGACACCAAACTTTAGTCCGGTTGATAGTATTGCGCTTTCGCCCGGTTGAATAGTGGTAGATTTCCTTTCCTTGGGAGAGAAGTAAACATCTAATCCTGCATCGCTTGGGTTGCTGCGACTTGGCGGGTGTGCATTCAGATGCACTCTATGATATTCAATTATCATTATTGCTCCTTAATGTTTATATTATAACTTAGTTATTGTTTGCTGTCAACTTAATAATCTAAAATTATGACGAATTGATCTTGTTGAGTATCCCCACGTTGGATGATAGTCCAATCTAGCCATATAGGGACGGTTAAGAAACAAGATATCACGATTTGAATTTACGCCCCAACATTTAATACTGGTGGTGTGTCCCGTATCATCGATTACTTCAACTACCCAATATTCTTTATTGTGCTTTGTTTTTCTCGGAAGAATCTTGCGAGGAATAAACCAAGTTAGTTGCAGTTCGGGATCAAACTCTCCAATTGGCGGAATATATTTATCTTCCAGCTTCTGTCTGATCTCCTGATTCATTACCTCGCCCATAGGAAAAACGCCAGTTAGCTCAACCGTATATTGAATTAACTCTTCTTCCTCAAAGTCTCCTTCTGGTCGATAAAGTTCAATATTGTCTTCAAGTTGCTTGAGCTTCCTTGGTCTATCAACCGCGACGGCAGACCAGAAATGTTTTAATCCACTGAACCTTGAATCTACCATGGTGTTCATGGCACCCGAGCGCACCAACACATCAACTGCTTTCTTGTTAAGCTTAGAATAGGTAATATTCTCATTGAATAAAAAATTCTCCACTGTGTTAAAGGGGCGATTATTTAAAATCTGGTCAATTGCGGCATCACCGAGCCCCTTAATAGAAGTTAACGGCTGAATCAGAGTGTGTCCGTCTTCGCTAATCTCCCAGACACGACCAGACGTGTTTATGTCCAGCTTTTTAATGTTAAAGCCAAATCCTTTGGCAATATTAATTGCCTTCTCTTTTCTGCTTTCTGGTTCTTTGTCTAGAAATGCTGCCATCCACTCTGCGGGATAATGATGGGCTAGCCACGCACATTGATATGATAGCATAGAATACGAAACAGCATGTGATTTGTTAAACCCATAGCCGGAAAAGTATTCAAACTTATCCCATATGCTTTGAGCTACATCATGACGAATTCCCTTTTCTACACAGCCCTCAATAAACTTTGTGTGGATCTTCATTTTATCTTCGTGACCCTTGCCAGTTCCTTTTTTGGTCAGCAATTTGCGAAGCTTGTTGCCCTCATCAAGAGAGAGGTTTTTTCCAAGCTTGTGAGCCAAGATTGCAATCTGCTCCTGGAAGATTAAGAAACCATAAGTTTCTTGCGTAATCTCCTCAATTAAGGGATGAATATATTTAATATATTGAGGATTCTCCTTTGCTTCAACATATTCGTCATCTACCTTTGCTGACAAAGGACCGGGACGAAAAATAGAAGTAATAGCGGAGATATCAATAATGCTGGTGGGCTTTGCTCGTTTACAAAATGCCTGGGCACCCTTTTCAGTAAACTGAAATATTCCTGCCCATTTACCATTGTGAAATATATTTTCATATACATTTTGATTAGTCAAGTCAATAGTATCGGGATCTAGATGTGTATCATAATATCCCTTTACGTCGTCAAAGGTTGGCTCTTTAATGCCGTGATGACGCTTCAAGATGTGTCGAATCGCGCCGTCAATCATTGCCAACGTGGAAAGACCAAGAATATCAAACTTGATAAACCCCATTGGTTCAAGATGCCGAACGTGTTGCCCTTCAGCCCATGGTGTTTGACGCACACCCTTGCTGTTGATAAGCGGCATCCACTGGTCGAGGTTTTCACCCACGACCACACCGCCAGCATGTCGTGAGCAGGAGCGAACCTGACCATATAGCATATCAATATGACTGGCAATATGTGGATGCGTTCTCAAAAATGCTTGGAGTGTTGGAGAGTATTCTTTTACCTCTTCAAAGGTTGGGGTATAAACACCAGCTTTAATACCGTGTGCTTTCTTTGCTGCTGGCGTTGCCTCTAAGAGCATCTTGCCCGTAACCTCATTAACATCTTTAAATGGAATGCCATAAAATTTCGAAATATCTTTAATCAATGAACGAAGTTGGAGGGTGTTCCAATTTGAAATGGGTACAACAGTTGTATCGCCCCATTCTTTAATAAGCTGTTCTTTTAGTTCCATTGGTGCTGCAACATCATAATCAATATCAGGATAATCGGTTGCGTCCGAACGCAAGAACCGCGAAAACAATAGTCCGTGTTTGATCGGATCGATTTGAGTAATGTTCAGAACATATGCTACCAGGGAGCCAGCAGCGGATCCGCGTCCTGGACCGGTAAGCATACAGCGGTTTGCTCTGTCAGCAATTGCTTTCATAGTCAAAAAGTACTTGGAGAAGCCACGATCATCGATGACATCAAGCTCGTGACGCAACCTATCTACGTATTCTTTATTCTTATGAAATCCCGCATTACGAAGACCTTCTAGTGACATATTAACCAATGCCTGTGTTGCTGTGTGTCCCGCAGGAACAACAAAATCAGGCAAACGCACGGTGTTATCAGGAAGAAAATCCTCTATTCTCTGATGTGCAATTTCAGATGTGTGAACAATAGATTTTAGTACAAGCTCATCGTCATACTCAACCCCACATTCCTTTGAATACTTCTTATAGCTTTCCCACATTTGATCACCATTCTTGGGGTAAAGCTCATATCCAATCTCGTCAACAGAAATAGGAAGTTCGTTGGTCATATAGTCAGGCTGAAAAGTTGACTTTCCAAGCCAGCCTAGGCGCTTATAAAGCTCGCGGTCTTTCCATGCATCACGACTTGGGTAGTGGCTGTCAGCCGTAGAGATCAAGCCAATTCCGAATTCCTCGTGCATCTCAATAATATATTTATTGATAATATGCTGCTCTGGAACGTTGTTCCATTGAAGCTCGCCATACCACCGATCTCCAAAAATATCCATCATCCGGCGCGTTGTATCACGCATTGCTTCACGAATAGCTTCCTCGCCATCGTCTCGGTTCTCCCAGTAATTACCAGAATATACACCGCCGAGACAAGCAGAGGCAGCAATCACTCCTTCGCTATACTTGGCAAGCATATCATAATCCATACGAGGGTAGCGATAAAAGTTCTCACTTTTATAACTTTCTGATATTAGCTTGAAAATATTTTGCAGCCCTTTTTGATTTTGGGCGAGGAGGATAAGATGGCGACGACGGCGCAACATATCTTGGACTTTCTTGCTAGAAGACTCATCTTCTACTGTCGCAGCACTCAACTCGCTACCGAGAGTTCGTGCGCGTTTTTTATCCTCAAGTGCTTGCTCATATTCTTGACGCCATTCGACAAGTGATGGAAGAAAATATGCTTCCGTACCGAAGATAGGTTTAAAATTTCTACCCTCTTCTCTCATCTTTTTGGCGTGCAGCACTTGATGAGAAAGCCCATTGGCGTTGCCATGATCGGTTAACGCTAAAGCGCTGCAACCGTTTTCATAAGCAAAGTCCATATGCTCGCTTGGATACCCTAAAGCATCGAATAGCGAACCTGCAACGCTGTGTGCATGCAACCCCACAAATGGGATTTTAGATTTTACTCTGTCACTCATCTTACCCTCCTCTTAATATGTTTATAGTGCGCGGCTAAATACAGTATCGATCTCACCAACAATTTGAGTACGAACATCTGCTTCAAGCTCAAGCACTTCAAAAACACGATATCGCATTTGCCCCAGTATTTGAGCAAAGTTGCGCGTTTTTGCACGTTCTTCCGCGAGTTGCTGAGTTAGCTCCTCAACTTGCGCTTCTAGATCATTTTTCGTTGTCATTGTCTACTCCTATTCCATTCCATTCATGGTATTTAATTAGTCCCTCATACGGACGTTTGATTGTTTTTGCCTCTTCAGAAGCAAAAAAGTTAATATAATTGTCCCAACTAGCTATGCTATAAAACCAGTCAACTTCCTTCTTGTTACTCTCTTCTATTATAACAGGTTTTAGAACTTTGTCAAGGGAAAAGTATCTCGCTGACCATCTTTCTTCAAGAGGCAGTTTTTCTGTTGGTATTTCATTTCCAGAATTTTTCCAAGTTTTTGTTCCTTCTTTTCTTATGACCTGCCTGCATTTAATAAAATCTTCTGGACCGAACGAAAATCCCAGGTACTCCCCGTCTTTCGCTGTCTTGCCATTATAGCATAGAAAAAAGTTATTTTCACTAGAAATCACGCCTCTATGTTCTCGCGGAGTGTCTTCGGGATAAACTCCAAATGGGAAAGATACATAATATTTATCTGGTGTTACCCATTTGCTCATTTGCTTACTTATCCAGTATGCAGTCAGTGCTCCGAATAAAATACTCCACGCATAACAGTCAACCCTATCTCTATCTTTCGGGTGAATTGGCACATAATAGATTGGGATTGGGCGTCTATAATCATCTGGGTGTGCTGCCAATATTCGTCCATACCAGATGGGGTCTTGGACCACTTCACCAATTCTATGGCGTATGAGAGACTGAATATCATTGTTACACACTATCCAAATTGTCTCACATCCCGCGTAGGCACATTCCATGATTGAGCGTTCAAGAGCAGTATAGTTTTCTGCGATTGGCATTAAAGAGTCATCCCATTCAAATCCAAAACTTTGTTCACGTCCTGCAACTGGAATTATTCCAGCCAAATGAAAGGCGGCTTTGTTTGTGGGTTTTTCTTCGATCATAGCATGTTAAGTAATTTTGTAGTATAGGTGTCCATTTTAATTTGACTTTTAGATATAATCTCTTGCGGCGTTTTGTATGAAAATTTAATTCTTTCACTATCTTTATATTTGCCCATGGGGAGTGGTATTATCTGTCTATACATCAAAGAGATCTTTGGAGACAGCCACTTAAATGGTTCAGAGGAGCGATCTGGATAATTGGGATTTTTGCCATTTTTGGGACCGCGAATTCCTGCGTCTTTCATACATTGAAGAATCTTAAATTTTGCATATGTATCTGAATATTGATAGTTGTGGGCTGCTTCTTCTGCTGTTAGGTGTGAGATTGCTAGTAAATCTTTTTTATCAGCTTGAGTACAATCTCTTTGCGAAGAATAAAAGAAAATTTTCTTTACGAAATCACTGTCTGTTTCAATATAGTCAATATCATGAGTGCCTCCAAGGTTCACTTCAAACCAGTCTAAAACTTGTGTTGGTTTGTTTTGTTCATTCTCAATGATGTGAGGAAGTCCATTAATTTTATTATCATCAAACACGATTAGCTTTTCGTATTCAACGTTTATAACCTTGTTACCCTCGGTTATAACCTTTAAATGATCATCTTCGATATTAATCGATTTCGCCAAATGTGAAAAAGGCACAAGCCCCGATAGTGATAATAGTGCTAATAGTTTTTCATATATTTGCTGCTTCGGTGGACCAAAAACAAATTGTTCATTATCTGACTGTTTAAGACAATAGCTTTTAGGATCAATTCTAAATAAACTCAGATCGATATCGGAATCACAAAAATCAAATGGATGTATCGTTGCACCTTCTACAAAAATAAGTGGTGTTTGTGTGTAAAAGGAATATAGTACCGAACTTAGAGTTGCTCCAATTGCTATATTTTCGTATTTCAACATACAGGCTTGCTTGCCTTAACAAAGCTTTTTTTAGCTAAGGCGCTGCTGCTCTGTACCTTATCGCCTCCAACCTCCCATAGCATTTCAATTCCGAGTTCCTCGCACACTGCCATCTCTGGGGTGTTAGTGTTTGTTCTGTCGCCTCCGTTGGCAAAATAGTGTGGGCGGAATCGTCGCAAAGCTTCACAAACCGTATCATCACTGTCGTCTATACCAATGACCGATGTATCCCGCACACCTTTAATAGATTGTATTATTTCCACACGCTCTTCAAACGGCATAAATACAAATCCCTTTTTTCGCATTAGCCATTCATCAGAATTGACAATAACAAGCACTTCGCCTTTTTTTGCCGCCTCTCGAATCATTCGGATATGTCCTTTATGAATCGGATCAAATCCTCCGCTAACCATAATACGTTTCTTTACTGCTGGATACTGTGCTCTATAGTCATTATAGTGATGTGCCATTATTCTGCATTCTCCTTAATTTTTGCTATGACATAATTGTCTAATATTAAATAATGTTTGTCTCCTCCAAATTCTACTTCTTCAATCATACTTCGGTCTATCAAGATTCGCGCTCCCTTATCTATAGCTTCCAAGCGACAGTCGGGTGCCCAATCAAATACAGTCGCAGCGCAGTATCTTCCTTCAACCTTGGCGTAATCGTCTGGTAAAAGAATGGTAGTTTGTTCTTTTATTTTTTCTTTCTCAACATGCTCTGGCATGATTAATATGTGTCTGTTAAATGGTTGTAACATTTTTCTCCTTTATCCGCATTTTGCATATCCACAGCTTTTACAGGTTAGACAGCCCTCAATATAAATAAGTCCATCTCCCACCCCACAAGAAGGGCACTCTTTGTCTGTTGCCTCTGTTCCATCCTTAATGTAATTTTTAAGAACTCTCGCAACACACTTGGCAAAACTGAACATATCACTATCTCGATCTTTTTGCATCTGCTCCACAGCATACTGAATGTTTGCACCGTGGCGAAGAGAAAGACTAATCAGCCGTGTAAATGCTGAATTGTTTGGATTGTCAAAAACTTTTACAATGTCTCTTACTCTTATTTCGTCTCCATTTGTCCCCACCATAAGATCGTAAATAGAATTCATTGTTTTTCTTGGGTGTTTAATCAGAATACCCTCTGTGTGTTTTTGTGGGATTTCTATCAAGTTGGACAAGCCACCCATAACTTCATATGGTTTATCGTCCAGAAGTCCAACCAAAATTATCCACTTTTCACCTTGAATGGTTGTGTGGTGAATATTGCAAGGCAATTCTTTGGGGCGGACGGTAGCAGTATTTTGTGGAAAAAGGTTTTTCTCCTCTTCAGATACCAAAACGCCAGAACGAGAGCCATCAACATAAACCGTAATCCCTTTTAAGCCCGATTTCCAGCCTAGTTGATAGAGAGTGCCAACGACTTCAGGGGAGGTGTCTTTTGGCAAATTAATAGTGGAACTAATAGAGTGGTCAATATGTTTTTGAATTACCGCCTGAATACGAACCCTGTTTTCCCAATCAATTTGATCCGATTCGGTAAAAAAGTTGGGAACCTCATCTGTCTCCATCAAATTGAGGTATTGTCTAATATTGTGGTGAAATACCTTGTATTCGCTCCACCTGTCGCCTAGGTCATCAACAAAGTCTGCCTCTATGTGCTCTTCGTTGTGTGAAAGTTTGCGGCGACGAGTATACGAATTTCTAAATACTGGCTCGATGCCAGAACTGGTTTGTGACATAATTGAAACGGAGCCAGTTGGCGCATTCGTAAGAATAGATATATTTCGCCTTCCGTGCTGGGCTATTAATAGTTGCAACTCGGGGGGCAGTAATTTAATAAATTCATTATCTTTTTCCTTTTCCCAATTAAAAACTGGAAAAGAGCCTCGTTCTTCGGATAGGCGAACGCTTTCTGTATAAGCGGCAATTTTCAAAGTTTCATAAATCTTATCAATCATTGCAATTGCCTCTTTAGAGTCATAGGCTAGATTAAGGCACGCGAGAGCATCTGCCAAGCCGTGTGTGCCTAAGCCGGTTCGCCTTCCGTTAACGCATGCCGTCTTAAGGCGTTTCCAGAGTGCTTTTTCATCTTTTGTGTCACAGCAAGAAATAATATTATCAAGCTTCTCTATTTCAAGCTCTACTAGGTCATCAGATAGCCTCATTGCTATGGCAACAGTTTTCGAAAATCTGGAAAAATTGAACTCCGTATTTTTTTGGAACTTTCGATCTACAAAACTTTTTAGGTTCACAGAAATCAGACGACAAGAATCATATGCTGAGAGAGGAATCTCTCCACAGGGATTGGTGCATATTGTTTTGAACCCATCGTCAGCATATGCCTGGGCTGGGAGATACTTCTCGATGTTTCCCCACATTAAAAGTCCTGGTTCTGCTGTCTGTGTTGCGGATTCGACAATGGTATTCCATAATTGTTTTGCATCGATGGGCTTACTTATAGTAGGTGCTTCGCTTCCAACTGGAAAATGTAAAACAAACTCTTCATTGTTCTCCACTGCCTCCATAAAATCATCGCTTATTTTCACCGAAATATTTGCGCCAGTAACTTTAGTTAAATTCTGCTTCATAGTAACAAAGTTTTCAATATCAGGGTGGCGTACATCCATTGTAATCATAAGTGCGCCGCGACGACCATTTTGACCAATCATTCGGCAAACGTAAGAATAAAAATCTGCAAATGACCATGCGCCTGTAGTGGTGCCTGCTGAATTATTTACTATTGTCCCTTCGGGTCGCAAATTGCTGATGTCAAGACCGACCCCGCAGCGGCGTTTAAAAAGGTTGGCAAGCTGCTTGCCAGAATCAATGATTGAAGATATATTGTCGTCGGGAGATTCTACGACCACGCAATTTGAAAGGGATACATTAACGTAGTTGTTGCCAATGCCCATCATTGGAGAACCTTGAGGAACAATATATTTAAAGTCCTTTAAAAGCTCATAAATCTCTTGTTCAGACAGAGCGCTTGCACCTCCAAACTGTTCTTCTATACGGGCGAATTCAGATGCCAAGCGATGATGCATGTCATCAGGTGTGTTTTCAATAACCTTTCCATTGCTATCTTTAAGGGCATATTTTGTAAGCCACACATTTGCCGCAAGCTGATCCCCGTTAAAATATTCAGCAACTGTGCTTTCCATGTCCTTTGTCACGCTATCTCCCTTCCTTGTACTTCTTATATTTTTCTTTTAATTTTTCGGATTGTTGTTTAGCGGCATTGACTTGGACTTCACCGATGGTTTCTCCTGTTGATGGTAGAATATTAATCTTTACTCTTGCCAAATCCATTTTGGCAGGATAAATAATGCCATCTGGTCCGAATCTGTTCTTTGCTACGAATAAACGTCCCGTATCATTATTTTTGTCATCAATTGTTCTGGAGACAGAAACGATAAAATCTGCAACAAAGCACTTGCTATATGCTTCGGAGATAGATTCCATCGTAATAACTTCGGCATTCAGCCCCGACCTATTAGTTTGAGAGGCAGTCCAGACTGGACATTTAACTTCTTGTGCAATGGCTCGTAACTCCTCATAAATAGATTCCAAGTCGTGTCTCTTTTCTCTTGTTGTTATAACGGGTTTTAACAAGTCTCCATAGTCTACCAGGATCATATCGACTTTTATATCTTTTTGTTTTAATTTTTCGAGATGGGTCTTAATTGTCTGGGTTGTGGCAGACTTTGTGGGATACTCTTTGATAATTAGTTTTCCCTTAATTTCCTGGACTTTTTCATAAATCATTTCTTTAAAAGAGTGTAGCTCTGAAAGGCTGAC